GAGATCGCTCGCTGCTTCGATCGCTTTCAGAGCTGCGGCTCCGGCCGCTACACCGATCGCGCCTATCGCCAGGCTCGCCGTTTTCGCGAGAGATCCGATTTTCCCGAACGCGCTCGAGGCGGAGCCGGAGAGTTTCCCGAAGCCCTGCTCGGCCTGTCGAATACCTTTATTGTCGAACGTCGAAACGATCGGTGCGACTACTGCCATTTCGCGAGCTCCTTGTTAATGATCTGCGCGTAGTCCTCGAAGATTTTCTCGATACCCTTTTCGATCTCGTCCGCGTGCTTCTCGATCGCCGGCCAGATCGAACGCGACGCTCGACCGTGCCGACTGTTCAGCTCTCGAATCATTATCTGGCCCGACTGGGTTCTTCCCGAGCTCTTGCGGCCGGCGATGTCGTAGACGACTCCGGGAGCGGTCGTCGAGCGCAGACGGAGGACGGCCCAACTGTTCGCCGGCGAGTTTCGGGGTCGAGTTCCCTTGAATTGGAGTCTGACGCCGTTTCGTACTGTGCCGGCTCTCCATCGGAAACGGCTGCGATTCCAGCCGGAGAGCGGCGCGGTCGTCGGGAGAGAGCTCTTCGCGTCATTGAGTAGCGGCTGAGCGTAACTCTTGATCTGCTCCGGGACTTTCTTCCTGAGATCAGGGTCGATTTTCTTCAGCATGCGGAGGGTCGCCGGGACATTCTCGATGGTGACCGAGAGCTGAGTTCCCATTTCGACTACCTCCGTTTCTTGTTTCGTTCCTGTAATACCTCGACGAGCGTGATCAGCATTGCGCCGTCTTTGGCGAGTTCGCTCGGCGCTATTCCTGTTTCGGCGGCGACTTCGGCGATGACTCGGCCGAGAGTGCCGCCTCCGTAGGGTGCGCTTCGTCTTCCTCTACTTCGAGAGATGAGATCGTCATAGCGAAGAGGTCGAAGGTCGCGGGGACTTCGATCCCTTTCGCTTTGAGCGCTTCGTAGGCCATGAAAGCCATGTCTTCGAGGCCGAGCCCGTCCGACATGACTTTCGAGACTTTGGTTTTCATTCGTCGTTCCCAGAGCATTATCACCCAGGGGTTGGCGATGACGTGGTGAGTGTGGCCGGAGGCCTCGACACGAAGGCGGAGCTCCATCAGATTACGCGAACGTCACGGCGCCATCGACGGCGAAAGTGAGATCCATTTCGAGCGCTGAGTCGGCCGCGCCGCCTGCCGGGGGGAAGACGGGAACGATGTTGCCGGTCGCGGTTCCTCCGCCCGGGAGCCCGAGCTCGAACGAGACTGACGTGCCGGTTGTCGCGGCGGTGACCATGTTCTCGGCGAACGAGACGGCTTCTCCCCAGTCCTGGAAGGCGCGCACATTGAGCTCCCAGGTGACCGGCTGAGACTTTGCGGCGTTCCCGGTGAGCGTGATGTATTGGTCGACAGTCTGCGACGGGGTGAGCGTCACTTCTGCGGTCTGGATCGAGTACGCGACCGCGTTGATCTCCAACGTGAGTTGGCGTCCTGTCTGGATAACGAGTGCCATTACTAGGGTTCCCTTCTAACGGTGATTTGGACATTGAGCTGGTAGCTCGGGAGCTCCTGTCCTCCGGTCGTGTAAACGCCCGAAGTACCGGAGAGGACTAGAACGCTCGGAAGCTCGACGATCGAGTCGACGAGCGTGAGAGCTGCGAGAAGAGCGTCGCGGTTTCCTGGTGGCGGCATAACGACCGATACCGGGAAGTCGAAACTCACGAGATTATTCGAGATGACTGTGAATGTCGGCGGATCGACGATCACCGACGGCGGTCGAAGGTTACGAACGTCATCGATGACAGGTATACCGGCGTCGTCGAGCGTGTCGACGAGGATTCCGTAGGCGTCGGTAAAGAGGCCGGCCATTAGTGAACCCGAGGCCTGTTACATCCGATGAGCCGGAGAATCTGGCCCATCGTGCCGACCGGGGCGACTGTTGGCATGTCCTGAAACGAGGCGAACGAGTCGACCGAGCCTCGTTCCCGGTAGAGACTGCCGGCGTAGAGGATCGTGCCGAGTTTGACGTCGGAGCCGGGGACGGCGTTCGGGAGATCCGAGTATCCGGATTTCCGTCGTCGCTCGAACACCCAGGAATTGGCGGCCTCGACGCAGAGCGCGAGATAATCCTCGTCGCTTTGGGACGCCGGCTCGACTCCGAGAAAGTCGACGACGTCTGCGTCGTCCGCCCAGGTGACGAGGACTTCGAGAAGTCCTGTCACGTCGACCTCGACAATGTTCGCGTGATTCTTTTCGTATTCGATCCAGAGCTCGGTCGTGTCGACGGCCGTGATCGTGTGCTGACCGTCGAACGGATGACCGACTCCAGCCGTACGGGTCGTGTAGCCGACCTCCAGACCAACGACGTCGGCGAGGGTGAGCCTCGCCACGTCGTCTGTCAAAGAGGCGGCTGTGACTGTTTTCGTGAGCAAGACTTCACCTCCTCGCCTTCGTCATTCCTGTGGGGGATCAGGCCGGGCTAACGAGCTTCACGAACGCGCCGGCTTCGAGCATGGCGGAGGCGAAGTATCCGCGATAGGCGAGCTCGACGGCGAGCGTCGACGGCCTCTCGACTCGGATCGCACCCTTGTTCTGCTCGTAGAGCTCGAAGGTTCCCGAAGGGTTTCCGATGATGAATGTTTCGGCGGCGAACTTGCCGGAGACAACGAACGTCAGGCCGAGCCCGGCGACAACGAACGTCGACGGGTTCATCGTGCCGGCCGCGTTGCTCGGGCCGACTGCCGGGAAGATTCGATCTCCTGCGGCCGTCTTCGCCTTGCCGATCGTCGCCCAACGATCCGGTGAGAGGAACACGTGAGTCGGAAGCTCATCGATCTCGCCATTAATGGTGGCGGAGGCGTCGAAGAGGGCGTCGAGGATCTCGTCGCCGTCTGTCCAGTCTGCGATCTCGTCCTCTTCGGTGACTCCGGTAACGAGTGCGGCACAGGCGACCTCTTCGGTCTTCTTCGCGTACACGCGGCCCATGTCCTGGAGGACGAGATTCACGGCGGCCGGATCAGTCCAGTCGATTTCCTGCTCGGAGATGAGCAACGCTCCGCCGTAGGTCTTTTTATCGACCTGAACGCGGGAGATCGTCAGCTTCTGCGAGGCGAGTTCATCGAACTCGGCGGCCTGAAGACCTACCTCGGTGTGCTGGGTGATCTTGCGACGGTAGAAAGTCTCCGAAGCGCGGGGCATTGCGAGAGTCCCGATCGTCGAAACGAACGGCCGGCGATCGTTGAGAGCGCTGTAGACCTCGCCGATGAGCGGCTCGGGGAGAATACCGGGGGTGTCGCCGAGTCCCATTTCGTCGAGGACGGCGCGAACGCTCGGCGAGATGTTCCCGCTCGCGATCTGGCTGATGTATTCGGCGGCCGTGACCTTCTTCGGGGTCGCGGCGATCATGATAGGGGCGGTCGAGAAAGTCGCCTCGACTGCGCTTGTGTCTGGGTTCATTGTTTTTTCTTCCTCCTGGGAGTCGGTTTCTTCTGTTTCTTCCTCTTCCTCTGGAGAGGCGGAGGGTTCCGACGCGGCGACCTGAGTCACTTTTGCCTCGGGGAACGCGCCGAACGGGACGAGCGAGAGCTCGCGCCAGCGTCCGGATTTCACGACGAGAGTCTCGCCTTCATAGTCGAACTCGTCGACCTCGACGCCGACTGATACGGAGTCGAGCACGCCGTCGAGCGCGAGGGTGAGCGCTTCGTCGCCGGCCGACGTTGCGGAAATCTTCGCGGAGAAGAGCATCCCTTCGGCGGTCGATACGCGCTCGTCGACTATCCCGATCGGCTGACCGAGATCATGATCCCGGATCAGTTTCGGTGCCGGGCCTTCAGCCGAGATCGAGTTTTCGAGAAACTTTACGGGGCCTGTCGACGCGGACGCCGGGACGTTCCAGGGTACGGCGATTCCCATAATGCGCCGCTTCGGTGGAGCGTCGCCTTCGGCGGCCTCGACTGCGATCGTCTGCTTCAGTTCGAGCTTCATACGGTGGACTCCTGCGGTTGCGGTGTCGGTTGGTTGGTTGGCATGTCGAGCGGGTCGG